CCAATCAAACGCCGCGGACATAACCGATGCGTTTTCACCAAATATTTTATTTAACGCCACTTGTTTGACAGAGAAATCATTAATACTTTTTGTTAAGTCGTTAGTAGCCTTGTCTGCTGCTTTTTGAGCTTGGGCTCGTTTTAGGGCCTCTTTACGATCATTTTCTTCTGTAGCAAGTTGTTGTCCAACTGCTCGGGTATACTCGTTCGTACCGTTTGCCGCATCACGCATTTCCGCAACTAGCATTTGTAGTGCGGATTTTAATTCAAATATGTCATCTGCACCTAAATTATCTGCCATATCTATCTCTTATTAGATGATTTACCTTTAGACTGCTGTTGCATCATTTCTGATTCTTTCTGTTTGGTTTCTTCTAGATGCTTCAAATAGAAGTTACGAAGATAAATTGGCATATGATACACTTGCTCAAACGTAAATCCACCATTACTAAAATACGATAAGGTGAATATCGATTGATGTATTAATACCTTATGCTCCGAGCTCAGGCCAAAAAAAGTTGGCCCCAAAGGGCATCCTCAACTTATTTTCGGTGTTACACGCATCACACGTTACTACCATGTCAAAATCAACATCTGGAGATACTCGCTTTATTTCTTGACGAAGTGCTCGAATATCACGAATAATCATTGAATCTACGAAATCCCGAACAAACTTTCTGTCACGATTTCCATTAACAGATGTAATCGTATATTTTAATCTAGTGGATGCATCTGGTTCTATTGAATTATTGAACTTCTTTAGTGCATCTACTTCTGTCTTGATTGCCTTTTCATCCCCACGGGTCAATAACTTATAAGTAATGACGATTCCAGTTGGTAATGTTAATTCACGTTCACCATTTGACCACCCTTCACTTTCTGGAAGTTGCATTGGGAGTTCGGCCAAATTAATGGTGTGTTCAAATACGTGTTGACACGAATTACACGTAATTTTAACTGGGTATTCCTTTCCATATGCGAGAATACGTGACGCAACCATCACTGCGTTCAAATCACCCAATAACATATCGTCTGGTTTAACTCCTTTCGTCACAACCAAACTATCCATCAATTTATCCAGTACCGTTCCCTTTTGAATCAAATTTGTTGACGTAAGGATATCTTCTTCCTTTGCCGTCATATACTTGATGTCTACTTGACCGCTTCGTAATGGGCTTTGGTCTGGATATAATAGCCCCTTACTTGGTAGGTCAATTGTTTCTGTTGGAAATCCATATTCTGACATAATAACTCCTTAAACTATTAGGTTTTACCACCTATATAAATATCTTTACTCCACGTTTTTAGTAGAAATATCCTGCTTATAAACCTGGTTTATTTTACTGACAAATTCCTTAAAATAGGACTTTGAGCGTTCTGGGGTGACCAATGTACCATCCACCACCAAGTCTGCCACCTGTTGCTTCTCTTTAAGGATATCCCGCATATATTCGTCAATAGTATCGGCACATAACATATAATAGACTTGGACCTGACCCTTTTGACCGATACGGTGGGTACGGTCTTCTGCTTGTTCGTGGTTTGCAGGTACCCAATCGCAATTCAAGAATACCACGGTATCTATCTGGTGTTGGAGTCCGTCAATACCCATACCGGCTGCCATTAAACTGAACAATCCGACTTTTGCCTCACCGTTAGTCAATCGGTCAATCGTATGTTGACGCTCCTTACTATTCATTTCACCCGTCAACATTGCTGCCTTATCTCCATACTGTTCAGCCAAGAACTTTAACGGGGCAAGGTAATTACTGAAAATAAGAATAGGTTTGTCATTGTCTAAGAACTCATCCACCATTTCTACCAACCGTGGAATCTTCTTTTCAATTAAGAAACTTTGGATTTTCGGCATGTGACCAATGGTTGGCTTCTCCACCTTCCAGCGACCAAAGACTTCCCGTAGTAGTTCCTTATATTGCTTTTGTTCATCCTTTGTCAATTCCACATACAGGTCGTTCCGTTGCTTTGCGGGAAGTTCTGTAAGGATTTGTTCTTTCTTACGACGAATGACCAAATCTTTCGTGCGGTCATGCAAGTCTTGAAGATTACGAGGTGCGTCACCTTTCCATCCACCATATCGTTGCGTGAAATGAAAAAAGTTGTTAAACCGTTCTTTGTCAAGGAAGTTCAACAACGCAAACGCTTCGATGGGACGAGACATCACAGGAGTACCGGTAAGGAACAGACAATACTTAGTTTTGATGCCTGGATACTTTCGGCGTTCCTTATATGACCCCAAGATACTCTTTGCTCTAATAGTCTGACGATTTTTTAGGTAGGTTGCTTCATCACATACCAGCATATCAAACTCTTGCTTTCGTAAATCAGTCACCACCTTACCGACCGCATCGTAGTGGCAAATGTGAAATTGGTTGGACAGCTTTCCATCATAACTCTTACTGTCCCATACAGTGGCTTCTTTACCAGTGAACTTTTTGATTTCACGTTTCCAGTTCACGACAACCGATAGTGGACAGACAATAACGGTTTTCAACTTCTTATGTTGTGCAAACCCAATTGCTTGTGCCGTCTTACCCAAACCAGGCGCATCGGCAATAAGACACCGCCCATCAGCACGTTCTACAAAATTTACCCCGACTTTTTGATACGGGTATAGTTGGAGTTGCATTCCTTTAATATCAAACTCCACATCTTCTTTGACCCGAATCTCATCAAGGTCTTCTCTGCGGTCTTTGAGTTTCTCCAATAATGCCAATACTTTGTCATCACACTTGATATTGGTGTGACCGAAAACGTTGAATGCTTTCTGAAGATGAACCGCAGGAAACTCCCACCATTTTTCCACTCCATTCCATTTCCGACCATCCACCTCGTACTTAAACTTCGCCATCAAGTTGGGATTATACGGCATGACAACTACCGCAGTTTTACTATCCTTTAGGTGAATAGAAACTGCGGTATCCGTAGATACTTGTGATGTAGTGGTGACGGTTGGATTATTAGTTCTCGCAATCTTCAAATGCGAGATATCTTCACCTTTGAGGGTGAGTGTCGCCGCTTCTTTCCAGACTTCAGGTATCCCTACGGTCTGTGTCATCCATGTGAGGTATGACTGATTATTATAGTATACGTGGGCAAGTGAATGTCCTCTAAACTTCCCAAACGTCAATATTGCGTTATTCGCCGACTGGTGGAGCATCTTCGACCTTGATGTACGTATATGTATCTACGTCTAATCTCCAACCATCATTGGGATCTAAACTCAGTATTCGCATCATTTCTTCGTTGGCGACCACGACTTTGGTAGTCAACTCTTGTTGATACATTTTTAATAATTGATTATTACTTTCAATTAAGTGGCGTATTGCCAAAGGAACTGGAACCGTTGGTGTCATAATATTTGCCTATAGTGTTTAGTGAAATTTAAAATACTGTTTAGTAAATGTCAAGGTTGTGGAATAGTTGGTAGTGTATATCCTGACGATGTTGGTAAATAGTTAGGACAACCTATAGTTGCCAGTATATATCCGGCGGTTTCAATACATACAATACTGAATTGCGAACCAGATGCTCTGTTTGGGTTAACAAATAACGATAGTGAGGTAAATAGACCCGGACATTCCTTTGTACCAGGCGGACACGAAGTTACGTCAGTTCCTAACGGGCCACTCGGCCCAGTAGGACCAGTGTTACCCGCTGCTGGAGTATCCGTACATGCTTCTTCAAGTATACTTGCTCCAGTTGTTCCATTTGGTGGTACGTTTGTTGTTGATGTAGCGAATGATGCGGTGGGTACAACCACAGAATTCAAAATAAAACTTGCGGTGGCTGCGGAAAATGATTGACTAATACTAGTTACTGATATTGCTTCGGCGTTACCGAACGGAAAGAAATATGACATTATATACCACCCCCGCATGTACCAGAAGTGGTAACAACACCTGAACCGTCGGTTGAAAATACAGCATTACTAGTTGGGTCTGATTTATTTGATAAGTTTGTTGCTAACGATGAACATGACGAATCGTAGTATAATACTACTCCATCTGTTATCGACGCAGCATCAGCATAATAAAATTGAGCTAAGCCATAGTCACAAGTATATGTCATACCGTCATATGTAGCGGACCCCAAACCATCTGTTTGGTAACATACACTGTTTGACCCTGTACTCCATCCCACTGCTAGTAAGTATGCACTCTTACCACGAAATCCTCTGGGTCCATGTGGTCCTTGTGTACCAGTTACACCGGTTTTTGTGAAATTAGAACCAGATGTGCCTGCGGAGCCGCTAATATTAAGTGCCAGTTCAGCGAGATTTATCGCGGTTACTGCTGAATTACTTACGAACGAAGCACTGATTGCTAAACTCGCACTTGTTGCTAATCCTACAATTGTTGGGGGTACTCTATGCGGAAAAAAGTCCATGATAATATCCTAGATTATGGATATGGAAGTGCGTTTGAAATAGTACCAGTAAATCCACTTGGGCCGGTAGACCCACTTGAACCAGTTGCTCCTTTTACATAAATACATTGGCCATCGGCGCCGGCAACTCCAGGTACACCGTTTGTTGCGACAGATGCAGTAAACACTCTAGTTGCTGCACTAGCGGTCAACGCATAACTTGCAAATGATGCGGTAAGAGCTAAACTAGTATCTGATGACCCAGACCCAAACGGATAAAATCTCATATTAATCTTCGGTTGAGTAGATGTATAATGATGCGGTAATGTCTGATGTACCTGCTGACCGATTTTGTAATTGGTACCCAATAATACCAGTTCCCACTGTATATTCTTCACCTACCCACGTATATGCTTCTAAAGTTGGTACAAACTTATATTGGAAACTTGCACTGTCAAACATAAAGTCTGCGATTAGTTTAGAATTACCAACTGACGCGGTACCGAATGAACGAGTTTGTTCGGCCATAGGTACATTATCTACCGTGGTGGAATATAGTCGTAATCTGGATTCTGATGTCGCGCTACCACTTAATAGTAATAAACTCTTTTTAGTGGTTATACTACCGGACACGCCATATCCTGTTGTTGGTACGGACGACCCAGAAATTTTAACTACAGAACGGTCGGTCAAACTGTCTCCAACATTTCCGATACTATATACTTCAAAACTAATAATAGTATTTCCTGACGAAGCACTAGCGTGATACCAAGTTTCTCCATTAACAAATGTATTACCAATAACTGGTGGGTCTAAATTTAATGTACTCCCACTATCCAATATTGCGTCTAATATTAATCCAACATTTTCATTTAAAGTAAACGTAGTCGGACTTCTACTAGCGTCAATATTTACACTAGCACTATCAGAATATAATCTCAAACGTGCAGCTTTATTTGCTGTTACGCCTAATAGAATATACGACCCTCCCGTGGATTGTACAGACCCGCTAAGAGTACTTGTGGCAAACGTTGGGAGGATTACTGTTTTACGAGAAAATGTAGTACCTGCTGCGATTTGTTCTACTAAACCCATGTATTTCTCTTATAAAAGGTACTAGTATAAATATCTAATTTACCGAATAATAGACACATTTTACCGATAATGATCACCACCAAGCCACAATACGAAAGACCGCCGAGTTCCTTTAGTAACAGCAGAAACTCTGTGCATCATATAAGATGGGAAAATAACAACATTTCCACGACCCCGTGGTGCTTGAATCGGACCATTTCCACCTTGCCAGATTTCTAAATCACCACCTTCGTATTCGTCCGTTGCCGACAATTGGACAGTGATAGATACCTTACGGAGTGATAACATACCAGGTCCAATGTCTTGATGCCATCCATAATGACCACCTGCAGACGCATGATATTCGGTATATTGAATTGCTTCTGGAGCTGTGTGTAAATCAAAGTTCCACAGTACATCATTGGCTTCGATAGCCATATTCATCATCTTTTCGTATAACCAATCCCACTTTTCTGTCTGAGGTACCCACTTAATAGATGATGAACGCATTTGTTTATTTCCACCAACCGTAGTTGCTTCTTGGAAAGTAATTTCACCGACTTCACGATAAATCTTATCTAATTCTTGGTTACTGAACCCCTTCTCAAACCAATAATAGTTTTGTGCATCTACATGCTTCTTAGGAAAAATTAAACTGTGTTGCATACGTAACTCCTTAATTAGAATATTTAGAAAAATAAATTTGTCTGTCGTTTTCAGTAACAGGTGAGAACATCGGTAATCGTACGGAATACATATCACTCTTCGTATATATAATTTACATAACCTTCGTCTGTACCAAATCGACTTGGTACACTGAGCGGATTATCTTTATTAATTTTGTATGGGTAATCTTCTACACCTAATTCTTCAAACCGTTTACTAATACGTTCATTATAGTGATACATAATCGTTCTGACTCTGCGTTGGATATCTGCCCGAGATAAATCGTGGGTATTTTGTCCAGAATTGTTGTTATAAATAAATTGAATATACCCTAACTTCGGTATCTTAACAAACTTGGTATGTAGGAATGTACGAACAATCAATTCGTAATCATCAGCAATTGCTAAATCTCTATTATGGCCACCGATTGCAAAGTATACATCTCTCCGCCAAACTCGAACGTGATTTGGAACACCCACAATATGACGAATGGTTTTTGGATTGATATTAGAGGTTACTACTACATCCCACATAAGTCCTCTATAATTAACCTTTCTATATTTACCGTATCCTAACGAGAATCCCTCTCCATAGGTTAATGAAGTCCAATCCTCTCGTATTTCTACACTATCATTATAAATAAATCCAGCATCTGGATATTTCTTTGCTGCTGCCATCACATCTGCCGAACAATTTTCCGTCAATAGGTCATCGTGGTCAAGTTCAGCTAACCATCGGCCTTTCGTCAAGCACGCCGCTCTATACTTTGATTCTCCGATGGTTCCTTTTGTCTTTTCTCTAAAGTCATAAACTCTAACTCTATTATCCATTGCGGCAATACGTTCTGCTATTTTTAATGTCTTACCACCATCCGATGAATCGTTAACCATTACCCATTCCCAATTCGGATAGGATTGTTCTTTCAACGATTCATATGCACGAAGTAATTTGTTGCCAGTATTATATATTGGGGTAAAGTACGAGATTAATGTATCCGTATTTTGTTCCAATATTTGGTTCATCGCACAATTATATGCTATTTCTCCAACATAATCTTGACCTGGAGGCAATGTCATCCACCGTTTACGAACTTCCAAGTTAGACATACACAGGTTTGGAAAATTAGTATAATCATTTGACACCGTAATAATAGCATCTGGTTTAAAATTCACCAAATATGATGTCAAGTTGTTATCATTCTTTGCATACAATACATCTAGACTGGTATCTTCGTACCCTAGGTGATTTATCGTTTCCAATTCGGGTTCTTCGTTTCCAATATATAATACTTTTGGTACTCTGGCTTTTTTCGTAGGTGTTAAATAATTGTAATAACACAATACTTTGTGAATAAAATGAAACTGTTCTGATGCTTGTTTATATAATGGTTCTATGAATCTGCCGTCAGCATCATATCCACCTTCATATGTTCTTAACTTATATAATGATGCATGTAACACATATTGAGCAGAATCAATATGACGTAATTTCATATGCTCTGGCCCAACCTTTCTGATGTCTAATCCAGTAAAATCATTTCCCCCAACATATTGTTCGAATACAAATCCTAACTTAGTTGGGTTTTCTTGTATGGCTGTAAGTAATTCTGTATAAAAATCTGAATGTATAATATTATCATCATCCACCATACAAACGAACTCGTCACCAAATGTATTAATAATCTGACTTAGTTGCGGGTATAAATAATCTGTCCCGTTACTTTTCATAAAATGCAACTTCGTAGTACTATCTTGCATTTCATGTAACAATTCAGCGTCTATGTCTTTCAGAGTAGTGGTATCAAAAATAAGATGCCATACTACATTAAATGGTGACGGAAATACTGTTTGTTTAATACGAGGTAGATTATGTAACCGAGTACAACGAGTTAAAACATTTAGTGTTACCATGCGACATCAAAGAAGAATAGTTGGAAGAAACGAGCATTGTCAATGGCGTCACCAAAATATCCAGTTGCTGCGTGAATTGCTTTTGCGTCAAACATTACTAACCGATTATATACGTTTGCCATATTATCCACTAATTCATATGTGGTATTGTCATAGAAATTCATTTGATTACTGACACCCTTGAATGTCTTAGCATAAATTTCTTCATTTCCTTCGTATGAATCAAATCGCATCGCCCCAGTAATTTTACTCTTGTAAGTAGCTGTACCTGTGTTTAATGGTGCGTTTGGAGTAAGATATACCATCGCAGCATATGTTTGTGTATCTACGTGATATACTATAGGATCGGTAGACGTACAATACTGAAATTTACCATTTGCATATCTAGAATGATTCCAATTAATAATTTCTCTGCCCAAAATTGATTCTAATTTTTCTTTGGTTCCGTTTAGTATAAAACTTTCTTCACTACGTTTTCCACGATGATAATCTGATTCATTAAATGTTAAATTTTTCATTGCAAAATTTCTAACAAAATCTGGATCTGCATAAAAATTATCTATAATGATAATTCCTTTCTTCTCATTTTGGAATCCCGAATAAAATACTGCCCAACGTTCAAATGTACCAATATTGTGTACCATTTCACCGTTTTTAAGAATCAATCCGATTTGACTTTGTAAGTGTGTTTTGTGTAACCGAACCGTCACGCCTAGATTATCGGACTGTAAATGCGGGTAAACTTGACGAACATCTGGTCGTGGATTAATTCCCATCGCCGGAAGGAGTTGACCTCCTATAGTTAATCCTACCACTTCTTCTCTTAGGTGTGCTATCCATCCAGAAAATATATATGTATCATCATTATGTACTTCCATTTTACCCATGTACCACAACACTGAATCTGTGTTTGTCATATGATTAATAAAATCTGACATGTATTAACTCCATATTAGTAAATTTAGTTACTGTATTAGGCAAAAGAGAGTTGAGGACAGATGTATGCCCTCAACTCTCTCACTTATATAATATAAACTATATTCATCAACTGTCCTTTGAAATAAACCTAATTTAGTTTAATATAAAAACTCTATTCTGTCAAGTCCTTGTTTTTCATTTTTTCGATTTCTATATCTAATTCCTTAATTGCTTGAATCAATAAGGCAACAATCTTTTCATAACGTACTGCCATATATCCGTTTTCTCTGGTGATTACAACCTCTGGAATCACTCGTTCAATTTCTTGGGCGATAACACCAATATCATGTCCATAATTTTCGTGGATACCTTCCATTGGAATCCAGTCGAATTCATATCCACCTAATTGACGAATCTTTTCAATTGCACTAGTAATAATTTGCTTATTCTTCTTTAATCGTTCATCTGATGAGTAATATGCCACGATATCATTTGTTGCTCTAATATTACCTGCTGTACCCGATGCACCAGTACCCACACCCAATGAATTTACTTGTGCATCAGAATTAGTGGTAAATCCACCGGCGGGACCAGTTGGGCCAGTTGGCCCAGCATCTCCTTTTGGTCCATTTGGACCAATGGATCCAGCATCTCCTTTTGGTCCTGTTGGGCCTTGATTTCCTTCATTTCCTTTTGGTCCTGTTGGGCCTTGATTTCCTTCATTTCCTTGTGGTCCTGTTGGGCCAATGGATCCAGCATCTCCTTTTGGTCCATTTGGACCAATGGATCCAGCATCTCCTTTTGGTCCTGTTGGGCCTTGATTTCCTTGTGGTCCTGTTGGGCCAGTTGGGCCAGTTGGGCCTTGATTTCCTTGTGGTCCAGTTGGGCCAGTTGGGCCAGTTGGGCCTTGATTTCCTTGTGGACCTGTTGGGCCAGTTGGGCCAGTTGGTCCTTGCGCACCAGTTGCGCCTTGAGGTCCAGTTGGACCTTGATTACCTTGTGGACCTGTACCGCCAGTTGGTCCAGTTGGTCCTTGCGCACCAGTTGCGCCTTGAGGTCCAGTTGGACCTTGATTACCTTGTGGACCTGTGGGACCAACATTACTGATGCTGATTGTTCCAGACATAGATCCGTGGTGTTGGCAAATATAATATAATGTGTTTGGCGCATCATATGGAACAGCAAAGGTGATGTTACCTGAAGCTGTTCCGTTGTTTGTTACACCACTGCTATAAGCATTGCCTGTACCTGTGACCTGTGTCGTTTTGATCCAGAATGGATGCCCAGGTGCACTTACATTGAAGATATATGTAAATCCACGCAGTAGATTTAGAGTTGGATTACTTGATCCATCAATTGTATATGAACTTGCACCGCTGTTTGTTACAGTGTAAGTTCTTGCACCATTTACGCCTTGATTACCCTGCGGGCCAGTAGGACCAGTGCCGCCCGTTGGACCAGTACTACCAGTTGGACCTTGATTACCCTGCGGGCCAGTAGGACCAGTGCCGCCCGTTGGACCAGTACTACCAGTTGGACCTTGATTACCTTGTGGTCCTGTACCACCAGTTGACCCAGTGCTTCCTGTTGGACCTTGGTTGCCTTGCGGGCCAGTTGCTCCATTTGAACCACCTGGTCCTTGATTGCCTTGTGGTCCTGTATCACCTGTTGACCCGGAGCTTCCTGTTGGACCTTGATTACCTTGCACACCAGTATTTCCTTGTGCGCCTGTGTTCCCTTGTGGTCCGGTTGGTCCTTGATGTCCTTCATTACCTTGTGCTCCTGTTGGCCCTTGGTTACCTTGCGGCCCGATAGCACCTTGTGGACCCGTTGGGCCTTGGTTACCTTGTGGTCCTTGTGGAGTAAGAGCAAAGCCAGCGGTGGTTGCATGTGATGCAGTTCCAAAGAATCCGACACCGTTTGCAAGTGAACTGGTGAATGAGGTTGCACTTACGGTTCCTGCTACGGATATATGTGACCCATCATCAGTGATAATTGAGTCAGTAATGTGTTCAAGTCCGGCTGACTTTACTAATCGGTTTTGTGTAAGAAGGGTTTCATTTCCCACATTATTAAATGTGGGTGGACCCATCAATACGACAGAAGAAGTTACCCCACCTGCAATATTCTGATGAACGAAAATCCATTGGTCATTGTCTGAATCAAATAGTAATGACCCACTACGTTGTGGTGATGACCCAGAATCGATAACAGCCAACCCACCTAATACAACTGCTGGAGTATTCGTATTTACCGTAATAATATTTGTGCCAATATTCAATGTACTTTGTGATACCGATTGAATTGATGCTGACCCCAAGACAGTTAAGTTTTGAGTAACTGTCAACGAGCCAGACAGAATTTGACTTGCGGTAAATGTGTTTGACCCCGTAGTTGCATATGATGCGGTTACACTTTCTAGTGTATTTAATCTATTTGTTTGTCCAGTATCAACTGCAGCAAGAGAACTACTAAACGTAGCATATCCATTAGTAGCGGTGATATTCACTTGTGCAGAACTGGATACCGTACCTGGGGTGACCGAGGACGATACTGCTGTTGCAAAGTTTTGAATAGCGGAAGTCGGAATACTGCCCGTTTTAATTAAGACACCGGATAAACGAGTTTCTGACACGTATAACTCCGTAAAAAGACCTATAGTATAAATAGAGTACGTTTAAATTATGACCTTGATATAAATATCATTTTTTTTACCCAAGATACAAAAAAAGACACGCCGGATAGCGTGTCTTTTTAAGAGAACAGTTAGTCTTAGACGAGCTTAAGTTCTGTTGGTGGTTCGTCCTTTAATAAAGGCATCAATCCATTAAGAACGGCTGGTTCTAATTCTAATGTGTCAGGAAAATCAGATAACTTGAATTCTACATTTGCTACTTCAACAACTTGGAGTAGAAGTTCATCCATTTCCTTATTGACGATTACAATCTTGTCATTTGGGATTTGAAAAGTGTTTGGAATAGGATTTCCCTTTTCGTCTAAAGCTTCGACCAAATTATCAAGATGGTCACGTAGAGCGTGCTTTAAGCGAATTTCCTTTAAAGGTTCATCTACCGCCTTACCAAATGGTTCGAGTGTACGAACTGCGGTGGTCACTCTCCAGGCGAGCTTAATAGGAAGTTTTTGTTGACCAAGTGCACCAAGTGCTTGTAAAGCATTTAAAACCTGAACATTCGTTAACTGCATTGTGTAACCTCCAAAAATATATTAATAGGTTGGTATGTACCTGCTTATAAGTATATAGTTGTTATAAAATTCTGTCAAGGGGGTAAAAAATATTGTATATTACGGAGCTGACCCCGTTACTGGTGCTCCAACACTACCAAGATTTTGTCCCCACGGAGTTTCGGTTACGTCTGACCATGGGTCATTCTTCTTGGTGATTTGCTTTTGAATTTGCTCATTCACGTGTTGTTCATATGTACCCACAACAACCGCTTGAATCCATCCCAAGACTTGTTCCTTGGTTAATTCTTCATATGGGGTAAAACTACCACTTGCTGGTAATGGAAGTGGGGTTGCTCCTTGGAATACACCAGTTGTACCGTTTTCATCGGTTCCAGTCTTGGTCCAACGTACATGAACGATGACGTTATTCATGCCTTCAAGCGTTGGCGCCTTCCGCATGTTGGTGATGTCCCATGTGTGTGTTATTGCCATTGTGTTTCTCCTACCAGGTATCCTGGTTCTGTTTGAGAGTTATGAGTTATTTATACGATTTTCCAGCTCTTCTATTTTTGCTTGTTGTTCCTTGATGGCTTGTACCAAAACAGGAATCAATCTGGTGTAATTCAATGTGAGATAGTTTTCACCTGATTTAGATACTCTGCGAGGATTGGTTTCATCACTGAAATCATTTTCCACATCGAATGGTGCCAGTTCCACCAGTTCAGGATAGAATGTTTCCACTTCTTGTGCACTTAATCCAATTTGTGTTCTATTGCTACCAAAGTTGAAACTGTTTGCCAAGGCGTTATCCACATACTTGAATGGTGTCCAAGACTTGATGGCATCCAGTGCACCCACCAGTGTTCCTGTTTTCTCCTTCAATCGTTCATCTGAGTAATATTCTACTAAGTCTTGCCAGACATAGAATCGTTTATCATATGTGGCTTGTGCACCAGTCTGACGATTATTTGGATAACTGCTTCCAATGAACCCAGTTTCAAACGATGTGTTGATGGATGCAATCGTCAACCCACCGCCAGGAGTGAAGTAGATTTGTGCATCGTTTGTACCGTCGCCAGTCTGGTCAGCTCCGTAAAACAACATACGTCCTTGGAAGATGGTTCGATACATGTAACTGGTGCTGGCTGGGTCTACATAATATCCAGTATCATTTTGGTCATAGAAGATGGGAGAACGTGAACTTCCTCCATGTATGGTAAATCCATGTGGGAATTCTGTATAACTTCCGTTCCAGTACCAAATCCATCCACGACTGTTATCATGTACGCCTACGTTGTCCCCACCGGTGGACATGAATACGTGACGAGAACCGATACCCCATCCACTCCATCCACCACGACCTGTTCCATACGTAGTGGCGTTTCCATAACTGTTACCACCTGAATGCGCCCACCATGCTCCGTATCCATATGCTTGAGAATACCAACCACTATCTCCGTGATTTCTGAACCATCCGTGGTTATATATTTCGTTGGGGTCTATCCGATCCATGCGACTCAAACTGTTTGGGTCTACATAATATCCTGTACTAATGTAATCTCTGAATAGTGTACCCCGAACTTCTTCTGATGCTACTATACGTGATGATATGGCTGCTCTAAATGTACCATTATTGATAATCAACATTCCGTGGTCGTTCAGATTACTTGCACCACCTAAACCACCTGCGTTTGGATGTGACCAAGCAATACCATACATATTATTGGTTGCATCACCATTATCTGCTATCTTATAAGAATCTCCCATGGCAAATACAAGTTGCAATCTTGTGGAGTCATAATTTCCAACTATGCCTCTGCCATAATTGTTAAATACAATGTTTCTTCCATAGGTGATTCTAGTGGTGTCATGAGTATCATGATAATGTATAAGAGAATCTGTTCCAGCAAATCTACTATATCTGTACACGTTATATCCACTGTCCCAATACCATCTGTCACCATACCATCCAGAACTATCTTCGCCAAAACGGAATTCAGAAGCACCGCTATAACGGTCGCCAACATATAAATTGTCTAGAACTGAAGTGCCATTAGGATCTAGATAATATCCTGTGTCATTGCTATCATAGAAGGTGGGAGCACGGAAACTTGACGCAGCTTCAATATACATTGAACCCCAACCAATATCACGACCCATTAATAATCTATGATTACCGCCTCCGTCGAATAAGAACGGTGATACAACTCTTTCACCTGAATCGTGAATAGCTATTTCCCATTGGTTTGAACAATTTGCTAAAATGCCAGCTGCAATACTACTTGCCCATGACCCATTAAGGAAATTATAGTTATAACCTGTACTTCCTAATTGCAACACACCTGGATATCCATGTGAATAATAACTTTCACCTACACCGATACCGCTCATACGAGATACAGAATTTGGGTCTACATAATATCCGGTGTTATTATTATCATAGAAAATCGGTGCCCGCATATCATCACGGGAACGAGTACTACCAGTCAACGATGCGCACCATCCGCCATTTGTTAATACCAATAATCCGTGGTCATTTAAATTACCTGCAATACCACCGGCGTTGGGATGTGACCATGCCATACCATACAAATTACCTGTGGTGGTGCCGTCACGGGCCAACTTATAGGAGTTGCCCATTGAGAACACACCTTGATACCGATATGATGAATATACACCTACGATGGAACATCCATAGTTGTAATCAAGATATAAATCTTCATTACCATCAATTCTGATACCACCGTTTGCCACCACGTAGGATAATCTTGCGGTTCCGTTGGGGTCACAATAATATGCGGTATTGTTTGCGTCATAGAAGATTGGCGCTCGGAAATCAGAGGAAGAATAACCAGTTCCTCTAACATCAAGTTGATATGATGGTGATGCTTCCCCATTTCCATATGTACCAAAGTTTCCGATGCCCACATATCCATTATTATAAAAACGCATAACGGTCAACCCGCCAGGATATCCATATCCAGTCCCTAAACCAGCTATGCCTGCATGGGGATTTGGATTAGATGTACCACCGTATCCAATGTCTAGGAAGACTAAATTTGAGCCTGCTGTACCAACATTCCAGGATTTATATGCACCACTTGATCCATTATCATATCCTGAAAATCTAAGAGTTCCTCCATGATTTCCATTAGCAACTACAGAAAATAATTCTACGTGAGGGTAGTTACCTCTAGCAACAAGAGCTGCTCTTGTCGAGTCATATAACATGCCATCAGATGAGGAATCACCAGCTTGAATTCTTGAGACGCCATTAACAGCATATATATTCCCAGCTGCATATATCGATGTGCCAGTTGAGTTCGGATCAATATAATAATTAGTATCATTGCTGTCATAGAAGATTGGTGCGCAGGG